CAGATTAATCAAACAACTTCTGATATACCTAGTTCTGTTGGGTATTCTGATTTTGCAGAGTATGAATTAATCGCTTTGAAATTTGATTCGCCATCTGATAGGCGTGTAAGTATAGATGGTAATAGATACTATAGAGTTAATTTGACCTTCCCTGGTTTTGTTGTCAAAGGTCGTGGTGCTGAGGATTCGACTTTCTTAATTAAAATGTACCAGGGAATATTTGGCTCAGCATCAACATTGCTTCATACGTGGAAAGTAACACCTCATATCTTTTCTTTCTACGATGTCAGTTCAGGCAGTGGAACCACCACTGTTGATCCAAAGGCTAATGGTTATCCAACAATTGCTGGAGCCGGCTCTTACTCAACTGTCTTGACAACAACATCATCCGGTCTTTCGTCTGAGTCTTTCTATGTTTCTTTTAAAAGAGATCAGGGATCTAGCGCAGCGAACGCCCCAGCCTACTATATACCCGGTAGCTATAGCACCATTCAGTTGTATATTGAAGATATTGGCGGGATTTAATGTCTGAAAGAGGTCTTGCCTCACAAAGAAAAGATGTTAAATGGGTTGAGTCATCAACAATGGGGGAGTTTAACCCCAACTACTCAGGTGGTAAATATATAGATGATAAGGGCTACGTTCGTGTTCTGGCCCCAGAGCACCCCTCCAGCATTAGGGGGTATATATATGAACACAGAGCCGTTATGGAAGAATATCTCAATAGGTTTTTAAACCCTTGGGAGAGCGTTCACCATATTAATGAAGTAAAATGCGACAATAGGGTAGAGAATTTATTTTTGTGTACGTCTGGTGAGCATAGCGCTATTCATCGTGAGGGTAAGAAGCCCTCTGAGAGTCACAAAGAGAAACTCCGAGCCAATATGAGGCAAAGAAACAAATTGATGAAAAAGGATCTCCCCAGGTTACAGGGTCAAATTCAAAAAAAAGGCACAAAAGACCCGTGATCCTTGGAGGGGTCGGGTATAATAGACCCTATGAATATTTGTGGAGCCGAAGGTTGCTCAATTGAATTTGAACCGAATTCTTCAAATCAAAAGTATGCAGACCCTTCTTGCAGAAAAACACTAGACTCTCTAGGTCTGTGTAGATATAGAAAAGAAAATAATCTGGTAGATATGCCAGTCGATTTAGAAACGGGTAAAAAAGTGGAATCAGATGCAGAGTTAAGGGTTGCTTACTCCAAGTTACTTCAGGAATACGATAAGTTAAAAACTAAAAGTACGGATCTCTCAACAGCTGTGTACCAAGCTGTTGTTGACACAGTGAAAACTCAGGATCCAATTGCTTTATCGCCAACATTCAACATTGTTAAATCCAAAAAAGATGCTAAGAATAAAGAGGTTGCTGTAGCAATTTTGGCTGACTGGCAACTGGCAAAAGTAACACCAGATTATAACTCGTCAGTGTGTGAAAAAAGAATTGAAACTTTTGCAAACAAGGTCATTGATTTAACCAATATCCAGCGTGCCGATCATCCTGTTGATGAAATAAGGATTTGGGCGTTAGGTGATATTGTTGAGGGCGAATTGATATTCCCAGGACAGAGTTTCTTGGTGGATGGGGGGTTGTATCGACAAGTAACTGTCGATGGTCCTAGAATCATGCGTAAGTTTATCAACACAATGCTTGAGAACTTTAAAAAAGTTACATTTGTTGGTGTTATTGGGAATCATGGTGCTATCGGTGGTAGGTCAAGAAGAGATCACGATCCAGAGACAAATGCTGATCGAATGTTGTATCGCATAGTTGAGCTCATGTATGAAAAGGAAAAGAGAATTTCATTCCATATACCAGATGGTCACGGTGAAAGAAATTGGTATGCCATAGATAAGATCGGCAACTATAGTTCTTTGTTGCTTCACGGTGACCAGTTTAGTGGTCTTTCTACAATGTATTCATTCCAAAAGAAGGTATATGGATGGAAAGTTGGGGCTATAAAAGAACACTTTGATGATGTCTATTGTGGTCATTTCCACACGCCTACAAAGATGACGTTCAATACGGTTCAGTTTAGAATTTCAGGTAGCCCAGAGTCTACAAACACATATGCTATGGAGAGTTTGGCCGCTATTGGTCATCCCTCACAGGATTTGATGTTTGTTCACCCTGATAAGGGTATTGTCACAGCCGAATATACATGTTGGCTTGACTAGGAGGAAATATGAATAAGTTATATAAGGATATTTTAGAACGAGCAATCTGGACAGCGGCACAAGCTTTTATTGCTGTCTATACAGTTGGTGGTGTTGACGAGTTAAAGTCTGCACTAACTGCAGCAGTTGCTGCAGGTATTAGCGTTATTAAGGGATTCGCCGCTACTAAAGTTGGCGACAAGGAAACTGCTGCTACATTGAAATGAAAGTTGTATCTAGTCTTTCTTTTAAATGCTCTAATTGTAAGGGCTACAAGTACATTGGTGATGAATATTACGCAATGTCAAAATGGCATGTTGATTTAACATGTATTAATTGTGGTCATTCAAAAGACATTGAGGTGATGGACTTATATAAGTTGTGTTTAAAGCTTGGTGATAAGAGTGCAAGAATTATTGAATAATAAATTTATACCAAATAAATTATATAAATTTGGTAATAAAATTGTAAAAATTAAAAAAGTTCAAAAAACTAAAAAAACAATAATTGCATTTGATGTTGAAACAAATGAAGAAGTATCTTTTCACACAGATAATGCAGACTTAGTTCTTCATCGCCTTTATACAATTGGTGAAATATCTAAGATTGTAGAAAGAAGACCTGATACTATACGCAAGTACGAAAAGCGAGGACTTTTACCAAAGCCTGAATCCTTTGACGGGTCAGGATCTTATAAAAATTGGAGGCTCTATAGCGCCTCTGACGTATATGAGATGGTAGAATTCTTCAGCACTAGAACTTCTGGCAGGCCGGCGCAGTCCAGCAATGGCCTGCCAGATAGAATAAAAAACCTTAATCAAAAGGTTAAATTAATCAATAAGAACCTCAAGTAAGGAGTTATTATGTTAAATGACAAAGCAGAAATCTGGGCATCAATTGGTATCACAAAGAATCTAGGCAACTATGAATCGCTAAGACTTGATGCTGGCGGTAAAATTCTTGCCAACGATCTTAATGATCCCGATGCTTGGCAGAAACTTTGGAATTCATTGGATGAACAGATTGAGTCCAAGCTTAGAGAATTAGACAAGTGAGTGACTGGCTTAAACAAGCAGTTTGTAGAAATGACAAGCATCCTGAATATTGGCTGTCATATGATCTGGAAAAAATTGATTATGCAAAAAATGGATGCGATAAATGCACTGTCCATATTGAATGCATAACTAGTAGTCTAGAAATTGATGATGAACCAGTCGGTGTTATTGCGGGATTATCTGAGTTTGAAAGACTAACGGCAGAATGGAGAGAGGTGACTGATATAAATGGCTCTAACTGGGAATGATGCGATAGAAGTTTTTAAAATTTACTGTAGGGAGTATGGCAAGTTATTTATACCTGACTCCCCTCGCCAGGATGAGGTAGCAAATAGTCTTGCTGAGCATTATGATAGCGACACTTTGCTTGACGCTATCAAGTGGTATATTGAAAAGGAAGATGGGCCTATTCTGGTTTTTGACTTTGCTCTCAAGTCTAGAGACTATGTTGAAAAAGTCAAAAAAGAAAAGGCTTCAGTAGATAGATTTAAACAGACCGTTGCGGAGACTAGAAAGCTTATAGAAAATAATGAACTATGAAATGCGCTTAATTAATTCGATTGTTGAAACCGGTGATATGGTTACAGCAGTCAATCAAGGCGTTGACGGTGTATTTTCTGAGTACAGAGATATTTGGAACTTTGTTCTTAGTCACTATGACAAACACAGTAAAGCACCTTCAAAGGACACTATCAAGTCACACTTCTCTGACTTTGAATTTATTAATGCAACTGAGCCTATTGAGTATTATATAGATCAAGCAAAAAAAGAATCCCTGTCGATACAGACGAGGCGTATTGTTGCTCAGGCACACTCTTTACTTGGCGAAATGGGGCCAAAAGAGGCTTTGTCGTTTTTGATGGAGAATACATCAAAACTATATAAGTATTCTAGTAATCTTAAAGACACAGATCTTGTTAGCGAATGGCGTGACCGCTTTGAAGATCTAAAGGAAAGAGCTAGCAACCCAGATAAAAGCACGCTTGGTATTCCCAGCGGTGTGTCTGTGATTGATAAAGTTTTTGGTGGTTGGCAACCAGGTGACTTTATTGTGTTGTTGGGATGGACTGGTGTTGGTAAATCATTCATTGCTAGGCTGTTTGCTGTCAATGCCTGGCGTGCTGGATACCGGCCAATGATTATTTCATTGGAGATGAATAAACAACAAGAGGGTCAGCGGCTTGATACTTTATTAAACAATGGCGAGGGCAACTTCACTAATACAGATTTAGTGAAAGCAAACCCAGGCATCGTTGATCGATATGGTCAATGGGCAGAGCTAACATTTGAAGGTAAACAGCCTATTTATTTAATTACATCCGAGGGGCTTGAGACAGCCGACCAGAATATGGTTCAGGCAAAGATTGATCAGTATCAGCCCGACATGGTGATTCTTGATTATCATGGATTATTTGATGATTCTACTGGCGCTAAGAATGAAACAGAGAAGGCTAAGAATTTGTCTAAAGCTTTCAAAAGGATTGCCGTCAAAAACAATGTACCAATTATTGACGTTGCTGCTGTAACTATGTCTGATGGTCATAGCGAAAGACCACCGGAATTAGAGGAGGTTGCTTGGTCAAAGCAGTTGGCATATGATGCCGATCTTGTTCTTGCGATTCATAGAGAGTACAACTCGGATGTTTTCCAGGTTGTGTCTAGAAAAGTAAGAAGAGCTACGCATTTTGGTTTTTATCTGAAGTGGAATCTTGAAACAGGAAAGTGGAACGAAGAATGGGATCTCGCATGAGAGTAGAGTTAGATAAAAATGTTGTTTATGTTCTAAACGGTATTAGTCGTGATGTCGAAACGATAATAAGGCTAAGACCTTGGATTGAAGATGAAATAAGAAGTACATGTGGTGATTTTGATTTCACAAAGTTGTATACTGATTATAAGCCAAACAATGAAACATTTGAATACAAAATTGTCTTCTACAAACAGCCTTGAGTCGGAAATAAAGAAACTGTTCTCTGAGTATAATGTTATTATACAAACAGAGAGTGGTAAAGAGGCAACCATATATTGCCCTTTCCACAAGAATACGCATAGTCCTGCTTTTTATATAAATTTAAAAACTGGACTATGGCAGTGTTTTAATCCGTCTTGTGATAAAAGAGGCAACTTCAGGCAGCTCTACAAGCATTTTACGGGTAGGACTTTTGGCTATCAAAAAGTTCTTGACCCAGTGAATCTTCAGCGTGAGTTAGAGGTTGGTCTTTCTAAAAAAGTTGAGGACAATCTAGATATTGATTCAATTGAGATTGATTATGATAGCGATGATGTTAAGATGGTGCAGTCTTTAATTGAGAGGGGGTTCTCCGCAGACACCCTTCAATATCTTGATATAGGATTTTCTAAAGTTAAACAAAGGGTCGTCATACCCGTCAGAGATGTTAATTTCAAGGTGGTGGGTTTGATAGGGCGAGCTATACACGACTGGCAGGATCCTAGATACTTATATAACAAAGGGTTTAAGAGAGCCGATGTTTTGTTCAATATACAGAATGCAAAAAAGTATGAAGAGTGTATAGTTGTAGAAGGTAGTCTGGATTGCGCTAAGGTGATCCAATCAGGTTTTAAGAACTGTGTAGCAACTCTCGGAGCCAAGATATCGGAGAAGCAATCTCTCATGCTCAGAAGGTGGTTTGATAGAATAATCATATTTTCTGACAATGATGATGCCGGTGTTGCCATGAGGGATGCTATAATTAGATCTTGCGAGGGCAAAGACATATATATTATGTCGATACCTAATGGTCTTAAAGATCCAGGTGAGATGTCTGAGCAGGAAATACAACAATCATATAACAAAAAAATTTCCATTATTGGAGGAAGGTAGGATACATGTTTGATTCATTAAAAACACTAAAAGACTTGGAAAAGAATATTCCAACAAAAGCAGGAGGGTCTGGAGTTAAGAAGTTTTTCTCCATTTCATCCGGTGAAACATTTAAGATTAGATTCCGTCAGGAACTGACAGAGGATTCTAAGAATTTTGACGAAGAGATTGGTACAGCAATTACTGTACCGGTTGTTACTTCACCCATCAACTGGAAGTGGCGTGCTGCTTCTACTGCTGGGCTTGAGAAGTTCAATTATCGTTGCTGGGCAAGTGAGCAAATTTCTAAGGATACCCGTTGGAAGCCGAAGCCTCATTTGTTGATCAATGTTGCTGTTGAAACTGAGCCTGGTACTTGGGAACCTCGGATCATTGATACTACGTTTAATCAGCGGCATATTGGATTAACCCTTATTGAGTATGCTAAAGAATTTGGTACGATTACTGATCGTTACTATAAGTACAGCCGTACTGGATCAGGCGCTCAGGATACCAATTACACGCTGATTCCTCTGGATCAGTCACCGATGCCTGATAATATTAGATCGTTGCCTACGCATGATCTTAACACTGTTTATATGACGCTTCCTTATGCGAAGCAAGAGTCTTTCTTTACAACTGGTGAGTTGACGAAAGACGAGTGGTGAAAATCTGCATTGCCGGTAGGGAGAAATCCCTACCGGCAGAGGCACTCCCATGAATAAGAATATATGTCTTGATCTTGACGGTGTTATTACTGATATTGGTGCGAGTTTAAAATCATGCGCTGAAAAAGATCTTATTGACTTCGATGCATCGCATATTGGTGAGGCACTGCTAACTCCAGATGGTGTGGATTATCTTGAATTTATATTTGAGGATCCTCTTTTCTGGAGAAATCTGCAACCAATTAGAAGCTCATGGCATGCAATTAATCATTGGTTTATGTCGGGCTATGACATTATATTTGTAACTGCCAGGCGGTCAGAAACATCTATTGGTGAAATAATCCCCTGGCTTGATGGTTGGCGTGTAATGTATTCTGATATCATTGTGTGCGATATGGGTTATAAGTATGAGCATTTAATTAAATTAAATCCTGCTTTCTATATAGACGATAACCCCTCTGAAATTAAGACGATAAATAAAAAGACTGACATTAATTCATTTGTTATTAAGCATTGGTATAATGAGCATTTGATTGATAAGTCTACTAACTGGATTAACGACATCTCTCACATACAGGTTCAAAAATAGTGACTGACTTTGTTCACCTACATTGCCATTCCGAGTATTCACTTCTGGATGGTATGTCAACTCCGCTTGATATAGCAACTATTGCATCTACTAATGGGCAATACGCTGCTTCTATCACAGATCATGGCACGATGGGGGGTGTGTTGAAGTTTCAAAATGCCTGTAAAAAAACGGGTGTTAAACCTATATTTGGTATCGAAGCATATTTTGTTGACTCTGTTGATAGAGATGGTGATGGTCGCCATGAGCGCTTCCATTTGATTTTGCTTGCTAAAAATAATGAGGGTCTACAGAAACTATTCAAGGCAAGCCAGGTGGGTTGGACAAATAATTTTTATTATAAGCCTCGTATGGATTTTAACCTGTTAGAGGATCTAGTAGACAATGATATTGTTGCCTTATCTGGCTGTCTTGGTGGTGCTATTTGTAAGGCGATTGAGGCTGGCAACACGGCTAGAGCTGAGCAGTTATCTGAAAGATTTATCAATATTTTTGGCGATGATTTCTATTATGAGGTTCAAGCCTGGAATCCTACCCACATAAACAAGGGTCTGTTTGATTTGGCGGCCTCATTCGGTAAGAAGCCGGTTGCTACTGCTGATTGTCATTTCCCAACACATGACGATCATGGCCATGAAGAAGTTCTGTTAATGATCTCCCAGTATCCTTCCCTTAATGCTGGTGATCTTCGTAAGGCTAGGGAAAATATTCGTCATGATGGTAGCATCATCGACAAAATGAACTCTATGTACCCTGATCGCTTTTTGCGGTTTGACGAGATCAATCCATATATTGCTTCTGCTTCTGAGATTCAGTCTTGGTTTCAGGAGGTTGGTGTGGATAGGACGGACATCCTCGAAAATACTATGGAAGTGGCTGAGAAGTGTAGTGCGGAGATTCCGACTAAGCAGAGGCTTCTTC